ATGTCTGAATACAGAAAATTGCCGTATGGGGAATGTTGTGAGGAAAGTGGTGAAGAGTTGGTGCAGGCATTACCGCTTGATCTTACATTGGCGTTGATAAATCAGAACACTGAGTCGGATTTGTGTGATTGGCTTTTGTCGACAGTAAAGTCTCTCTGGAAACCTATGGGCGTGGTACTGGGGCTGGTTGATGGCACTGGCAGGCAATTGGTGTGTCAAGGTCTGGCGGCAGATAAACCCGTAGTGATGGTGCTTGACGTGGATGATTTTAACCATCCATTAGCCTATGCGCTGCACGAGAATCAGGCACAGGTTTGGCTATCGTTGAATGGTGGTTCGCGTATTGAGCACATGGCCTTTCAGCAGATGTTGTCGGGACTGGGGCCAACCTGTGGACTGTATGTCATACCGCTGCTATCAGATGGTGGCAATGTTCTAGGGTTACTGGCGTTTCTGGATGCGTCGGAGCGCCTACAGCAATGGCACTGCAATGGTGAAGGTAATGCATTGGCTCAGGTGTTTTGCAACCAATTGAGCTTGCTGCGCGAACTGGCAGGAGGACGGCAGGCACGGTTGATGCTCAAGGAATCTGTTAAACGCGCTCGGGATGAGGTGTGTCAGCAGGCGCTGATGAAGCATATACAAAACACCCTGATAGGTCAGTCTTTTGTTATGAACGCGCTGCAGCAAAAAGTCAGTCAGGCGAGCGGTCATGATTTGTCTGTCTTGATCCAAGGGGAAACCGGCACAGGCAAGGAAGTAGTCGCCCGTCTGCTGCATCAATGCTCTGCCAGGGCAGGTGCGCCTTTTGTGGCGATTAACTGTGCGGCCTTTCCCGAAAATCTGATCGAAAGCGAATTGTTCGGCCACAGCAAGGGGGCGTTTTCCGATGCGCTGAGCAACAAAACGGGACTGGTGGCGCAGGCTAATGGCGGCACGCTATTCCTGGATGAGGTCGGCGATATGCCGCTTTCCATGCAGGCCAAGTTGCTGCGGGTGTTGGAGACGCGGTACTTTCGTCCTCTCGGCGCAGTGCAGGAGGTGCATTCGGATTTCCGTCTGGTCGCAGCCACGCATCATGTTCTGAAAAAGCGCGTGTCAGAAGGTGCTTTCCGGCAGGATCTGTACCACCGGCTATGTCAGTGTGTGGTGCATGTGCTGCCGCTTCGCGAACGCATAGAGGATATTCCGCTGTTGTGCCAGCATTTCATTGCTCAGTGCTGTGCGAGGGAGCAGAAGACACCAATGACACTGGAATCAACATTGCTACGTCAGCTCATGCAGTACGGTTTTCCCGGTAACGTGCGGGAGCTGCGCAACCTGTTGGAGGTCGCCTTTGCCCATACCTTGCCGGGGCAGCCGATCACAATGCAGGCACTGCCGCCTGAAATGCAGAAGCGGCTGACAAGTGAGTTGCTTCTTGAGGAAGAGCGTTTCCAGCAGATAGCGGATTTACGTCTTGCTGTGTGTTCACTTGAGGCGGCAGTCATAGAGGTGCGGTTGCGTCAGTTCAGCGGAGATCGTCAGGCCGCAGCAGATAGCCTGAATGTATCCAAACGGACGTTCAATGATAAATGTCTCAGGTTGGGGCTCAAGCATTAGTGGCAGGCAGGTCTGGTCGCGGCTGGCTGTGTGGTTTGCCTGTAGATGTCATGGTGAGCGATGGGAACGGCCAGCTCTTCGGTGAAAGTGTTGTAAATGTCCAAAAAACAGGCGCTTGGAGGGGCTTTTTTAGAAAGCACTTGCCAACGACGCTGAGCCAGTACATAATGCCCTCCGTCAACACGAGGGGCGTTCAAAAAACCTCTGTTGAATCAAGGAAATATGCAGGGAACGGTTATCTCGTTTCCCGCTCCAATTTAAAGCATCGGCGATAGCGGATGTTGGTCTTAAGACCTAAATATTCTGGCGCGTTAACAAAGCGGTTATGTAGCGGATTGCAAATCCGTCTAGTCCGGTTCGACTCCGGAACGCGCCTCCAATATTTAAGCCCGGGTGGTGAAATCGGTAGACACAAGGGATTTAAAATCCCTCGGCGTTCGCGCTGTGCGGGTTCAAGTCCCGCCCCGGGCACCATTGATTTAAGCTAATAAAAACAATTAGTTATGAAATAAAATTCAACCACCGAAAGGTGGTTTTTTTGTGCATGAAAAAGGGTTAGTGGCAGCAAAATGGCAGCAGAGTGGCAGCGCCGATTTTAGGCATGAAAAAAGCGGCCAAAAATATAGCCGCTTTTGTTAAGTTGTATCGAACAATCTACAGAGCTAAATCCAACTGATTTTCCCCTTTGTGACTGCGGGGAAAGATATTGGTAGGGACACTTGCGCCAGGCGCGGGTTTTGTTTCATTCAGTGCTTCATCAATGTGCGTCATGCTGGTAAAGCAATGACCGCACATCATGTTTTGGCACTGGTGATAGCTACGTCGAACCAATGGACTGAGTTCTACGCTGGTACGTGTTTTTGCAGTTGCGCGGCACTTTGGACATTTGATCGCCATGACAACCCCTCAAACGGTTGGTGTTACTGGTATTATACACAGCAGTTGTATTAATCATCATTATCGTCTGCTGCCCAGTCCGTTATTTTCACTTCAAATTCCAGCGATGTAGTAAATCCCGATTGACTGATTTCATGCACGCAGCGCGTAATTATCCAATCGGCATTGTCGATAACCGTTTTAAAGCCAGACATACGGGCGTGTAATTCGGGATATAAATCAGCACGGCCACGCGCTAATGTCATACTGAATTCCGCCGCACCACGTTGCAGTTTTGACCATTTAGCCGCTGCGGCACGTTTTGCCGCCTGCTCGGTTTTAAACGTCGAGCGCATGACGTAAACATTGCCCTCGGTTCCCTCCAGATAATTCCCCTCTTTACTGCTGGATGCAGGCGCTTTCTTTTTATCGGGCGTGTTGGTTTTGCGTTTATTTTTTACCTTTGTCGTCTTGGTTTTGCCAAAATTCAGATCCAGCCAGTACGCCGTAACACCGGTATAGGCGTCACGATCAGCAACACGAAAGCTGTGATTGTCGCCGCTGCTGCGGGTAATTGTGATAGCTGGTAATGGCTTGCCGCTTTGTGATACTGCTTGCCCTGGAACAATGAACAGCAACATGCCGTTTTTGATGGTGGCGATTGCCCCAACCATTTCCGCCATGCGCGTAAGAAAGCTGATATCGGATTCATTCGTCTGATCAGCGTGGTCAAGTTCCAGCTTCGCCAGCCGTTCCGTCACACCCGCCTTCAACCCGTAGCGGCTGGCAATGGCAGACACCACAAATCCAACGGTCACATTGTGCCAACTGTATTCGCGTTTGACGTTGAATGACTCTCTGAAATCGGCACTGCGGGCGCTGATAGTCAGATGATCTGGCGGGCCACGGTGCGCAATTTCATCAACCGTGAATGTCCCTTTGCTGATTAGCGGTTCATTCGCCCAGCCCAGCGCCACGGTAACTTTCGCACCACGCTCCGGCAGGGCTAATTTTCCGTCGGCATCGTCTAGCACCAGTTCCAGCGAATCCGCTTCAAACCCGCGATTATCCGTCAGCGATAACGACATCAGCCGATCATTCAGTTCTGTAACCTGCTTATCACCAACCCTCACCATAAACGCCGGACGGGGTGAATACTCGTCCAGCCGCCCAGAAATAGCCCCTACCGTGTCCATGATTGACATTGTTACCCCCCTGATCTCTGCATGAATACTCGCGTTACGCGCGCGTAGGGACAACCGGCGCTGGTTGTCGCGACTCTAAGACACAGCAAACACCGTGCGCAGCCCACGAAATCCCGCAATGATGAAGCCGGACATTTGACGCATTGAGGCAACAAGCATGGCGACTAATTATCATCACGGTGTGACCGTCCGGGAAACAACGGATCTCAGCACCCTTATTAACGATATCGACTCGGCAGTGATCGGCGTGGTGTGTACCGCCGATGATGCCGACGCTGATACGTTCCCGTTAAACGAACCGGTACTGCTAACCCGCGTTGCCAGCGTACTGGGCAAAGCGGGTAAAACAGGCACGTTACACACCACGCTGAAATGCATTTCCGATCAAGCCAGCCCTCAAACGGTGGTGATCCGCGTGGCTGATGCGGCGAATGCGCAGGCAGAAGGCAATGAACCTAAACCGACGCAGGATCAGTTAGTGATCGGTGGTTCCGATGCCAGCGGGCGCTATACGGGGCTGTATGCGCTGCTGTCGGCAGAGGCGCGAATTGGTGTTCGCCCGCGTGTACTGGCTGTGCCGGAATTGGATACGCAAGCCGTTGCCGCACAACTGGCCGTCATGGCCGAAAAACTGAATGCGTTTGCTTATGTCAGTGCACATGACTGCGCAACCATCGCGGCGGCGAAAACGTACCGTGAGAACTTCTCCCAGCGCGAATTGATGGTGATTTGGCCTGATTTCATCGCCTACGACACAGCCAAAGGGGAAAGTGTGACCGTACCCGCGCCAGCGTTCGCGGTTGGCCTGCGTGCCAAAATTGATGCAGAGACGGGCTGGCACAAAGTGTTATCCAACGTTGCGGTAAACGGCGTGCTGGGACTGAGCAAGGATGTGTATTTCACGCTACAGGGAACCGATACCGACGCCGACGAGCTGAACAGCAACGGCATCACCACGTTGATTAAGCAGAACGGTTTTCGCTTTTGGGGATCGCGTACCTGTGACCGCGAAACCTATCTGTTTGAAAGCTACACCCGTACAGCGCAGATTCTCGCGGATACCATTGCAGAAGCGCATTTCTTCTACATCGATAAGCCACTTACGCCCTCACTGGCAAAAGATATTGTGGACGGCATCAACCGCAAGTTAACGGCGTTGGTCACCGCTGGCCGTTTGCTGGGTGCGAACTGTTGGTATGACAAAGAAACCAACACCGGCGAAACGCTGCGCACTGGAAAATTAACTATCAAGTACAACTACACACCCGTTCCGCCATTGGAGCATTTGGATCTGGTGCAGGAGTTTACTGACGAATACTTCGCGACGTTCGCCAATACGTTTAGCGGGTAAGGGGTAAATCATGTCTCTGCCAAAGAAACTTAAATACTTCAATCTGTTTATCGACGGTGACAACTATTTCGGGCAAGTGCCGGAAGTGACACCGCCCAAACTCACGCGCAAGACGGAGGACTATCAAGCCGGTGGTATGCCTGGCTTTGTCGCGATTGACTTCGGTTTTGATGCGGGCGCGCTGGATATGGAAATTACGCTCGGCGGGCTGGATGCCAACTTGCTGAAAAAATGGGGTGTCTCCACGGCTGACGGTATGCAAACCCGCTTTGCGGGTTCGTATCAGGATGAAGCCACAGGCGAAGCTGTGCCGTGCGAAATCCAAACGCGTGGCCGGTTTACCGAGCTTGACCCAGGCTCTGCCAAAGTGGGTGAAGATACGGCACATAAATACACGCTGAAGAATACCTACTTCAAGCTGACGATCAGCGGTGAAGAGGTCATGGAAGTGGATGTGCTGAACATGATTTATAAAGTGGCCGGTGTCGATATGTTGGAAAAACACCGTGCTAACGTTGGGCTATAACAGGACATTTTTATCATGACCGAGAAACAAAACAACGTTGTTATTCTGCAAAACCCGATTACGCGTAAAGGCGGTGACGTGAAAGAAGTCACCATCACTGGCGCACTGAAGCAGGCCGGATCGCTGCGTGGGTTAAAAGTCTACGATGTGATGACGTCAGACGTTGACAGCCTGCTGACGCTACTCCCACGGGTTACCAGTCCGGCGCTGACGAAAGAAGAACTGACCACGATGGACACCTGGGACTTTTGCCAGCTATCCAACGCGGTGGCCACTTTTTTGCAACCCTCTTCCCCAGCGAACGAGACGGGCGCGGTAACGGCGTAATTCATTGCCCGTTTAACAGTGTTGAAGAGGTGATGGCCGACATCGCAGCAATTTTCCATTGGTTGCCGTCGGCGATGGATGCCATGCCAGTAGATGAACTGCTGGCATGGCGCAGCCGGGCAGCCGTTAGAAGCGGAAACTCGGAATGACAGATCGCAATCTCAATATTCGCGTGGCGTTCAACGCGATCAATAACATGGCTCGGCCCGTCAGTGCGGCACGCAGCGGCACGGCGGCGCTGGCCGATCAAATCAGAGCAACACAAAACACCCTCAATGGATTAGGACGGCAGGCCAGCAGCTTTGACCGTCTGAGCGCCGCATCAGCTAAAACAACCCGCGAACTGGAACAAGCAAAAGCCAAAGCGGCGGCGATGCGTGCTGAATTTGGCGCAGCCAGTACGCGAACGGACGAACAAAACGCGGCACTGAAACGGCAGCGTGAGCTGATCCGGCAATTATCCACCGTTCAGACAAACGAAACCGAACAGCTAAAACAACTGCGGGCAGAACTGGCACGACACGGCGTGATACTGGATCGCAGCCGCAGAGCGACAGACCAGATTAGCGATCAAACCGAACGCTATAACCGCCAGTTAGCGGAACAGCAACGACGACTGGCCGCAGTGACACAGGCGCGTGCACGTTACGATCGGATGCAGCAGACGGCCAGCAACCTGCGCAGCACAGGCGCAATGGCGATCGGTGCGAGCGCGGCCGGTGCATATGTCGGGGCGGGGATGATGGCTCCCAGCCTGCAATCAGACAAAAGCGGCGCAGTGATTGCCGCGCAAAACGCTGAAGCCTCATCAATGGGTACGCAGTATTCGCGCATCATTAAAGGCATCAATAGCGACGGGGTGAGTGATGACCTCGCCAATATCGCCAACACCCTGTCTGCTGTGCGTAGCTCATTGGGCGCATTGGGGGAAGTCGGCAGCGCTGAGTTAGACAGGATCACGCGTAAAGCGTTGGATATGCAATCCGTGCTCGGCGGTGATACGGCTGAACATATCCAGATTGCTGCCATCATGATGAAAAATGGCCTGGCTCGCAGCAGCGATGAAGCATTCGATTTGATGGCGGCAGGAATGCAACGCGTGTCTACCCAGATGCGCGGCGAGTTACCTGAGATATTGCATGAGTATTCAACGCATTTCAGGAATATGGGCTACAGCGGTTCTGAAGCCATGACACTGCTGGTCAATATGGCCCAACAGGGGAAATTTGCGCTGGATAAGACCGGCGATGCTGTCAAAGAATTTTCTATCCGTGGCTCTGACCTGTCCAAAGCCAGCGTAGCAGCGTATGAAACTATCGGCTTGAATGCGAAACGTGTCGCGTCGGCCATCGCCAGCGGTGGCGCGCAGGCACGTAACGCGATGCAACAAACTGCGCAGGGGCTATTGAAGATTAAAGACCCTGCCGAACGGGCAAATGCGGCCATTGCATTATTTGGCACACCAATAGAAGACCTGTCTGTCGATCAGATCCCTAACTTTCTGTCAGCACTAGCCAATACCAAAGACCAGTTCAGCGATGTCAGCGGAACGGCCGAACGCATGGGCAGCACGTTACGCGATAATCTGTCGGGGGATATCGACAAGCTGGGTGGCGCACTGAGTGGGTTACGTTTTGCCATCTTTGAAAATGACTCCGGTGTTTTGCGCAAATTGGCTCAGGGCGCGACGGCGTTAGTGAATAGCGTTCGTGAGTGGGTAACGGCTAACCCGGAGTTGGCTCAAACGCTGCTTGTGGTTGTAGGCGGCGCACTGGCGCTCACCGCTGCAATTGGCACCGTGTCCCTTGCTACCGGCATATTGATGGGGCCATTTTCCAAACTGCAACTTGGCCTATCCCTGTTAAGCGGTGGTAAGGGTATTGGCACCGTTACAAGTATGTTCAGCAGGCTTAGCGGCGTTATGACTGGTAGCTTGTCCAGCACTCGCGCGTGGGGTGGCATCCTTACCAGGATACGCAGTGACATCGGTGGGATCGGCGGTATTGCTCAGGGTGTTGGCCGTTCCCTGTTGATGATATTCACTCAGCCAGGCGCGGCGCTATCAGCGCTGGGTAATGGCGTGCGGATGCTGGCGACATCTGGGTTTTCCGCACTGAGCGGTTCGGGGATGGCGGTATTTAACATTTTGCGCACTGGCTTCATGCTGTTGCTCAGTCCCATCGGCATTATCGGCGCGGCAATCGTTGCCGCCGGTGTACTGATTTACAAATACTGGGAGCCGATCAAAGCGTTTTTCAGCGGCTACTTTAGCGGTCTGGTTGCTGGCCTGGAACCGGTTAAGCAATCCTTCTCTGCGTTATCGCCTATTTTTGACGGGATCGGGCGGGCGATTAGTGGCGTGTGGGATTGGTTCACTAAGTTGTTTGAGCCGGTCAATGCCTCATCTGAATCACTGAAACAGTGCTCGGACGCTGGGCGGGTATTCGGTGAGGTGGTCGGGATGGCGATTGGTGGCGTGGTAACGGTTATTTTGAAAGTGGCCGAAGGAATCGGCTGGATACTGGAAAAACTGGGGGTTATCCCTGAAGCCGCAAACGCCGCCGTTTCGGCATCAAATGCTATGAACGGGGCGATCCCACAAAAAGGTGATGAGTCTAAAAAGCCGGTTATGTATGTGTGGGATAAGAAACAAAAGAAAATGGTGGCGCAGGAGTGGAAGCCACAACCCCCTAAGGAAGCCGAGGCGGTTATTAAAACCGGTGAGGCAGCAAAACAGCCGGCGGGTGAAAGCAATACTCCTAAACCCAAAGGTGCATTGCAGGATTTGACTGGCAGCAACCCAACGACAGCGAAAACAGGCAGCAAGGCAACCACAGAAGAGAAAAAAGATCCCAACAAGCTGGGCGATATCGTTTTTAAAAATGTACCGCCCGCCGTCATGCTGGCGAACGGCTACCGTGAATCACAGGTTACGCCTGCACAACCTAAAGTCCCGTTACTGGAGCGCGTGAAGCAAACCGCTGGCGTGCTGGCCGCTTCTGTCCTGCCGTTCACTGTGCAACCTGCTGGGGCAGACGTTCCGGCCATCCATTCACCTGCAGCACAGATGAAAACGGCGATGTCTGCCGGTATGGCCAACACAGACAAATATGAAATCAATATCACGATTCAGGATGCACGCAGCCTGGATGAAGACAAACTTGTCGCCAGATTGCGGCGGGAAATTGATGACATTGAACGCCGCAAGCAGAGTCGCCAGCGTTCACAACTGACCGATCACGTATAGGGCTTTTATCATGATGATGATTCTGGGTATGTTCGTTTTCATGCGGCAGACTGCACCGTACCAATCCCTGAGCCATGACAGCAGTTGGCGACACGTTAAGAATGACCGAGTCGGTAAATCTCCGCATTATCAGTACATCGGCGCGGGCGAAGATAAGATCACGCTGTCCGGCGAGCTGTATCCAGAAATAACCGGCGGGGATGTGTCGTTAAACGTGCTGCAAACGATGGCCTACACAGGGAAAGCCTGGCCGCTGATCGAGGGAACGGGAAACATCTACGGTATGTACGTGATAACCAACATCAATGAAACCCGCACTGAGTTCTTCACGGACGGGAAAGCGCGGCATATCTCATTTACGCTGAACCTTGAGCGAGTCAGCGAGGATTTACGGGAAATGCTGGGTGATATGGATATCGGGTTATCCTGACAACACAGTCACTTTTAACTGTACTCGATGAAAAAAGCCCACTGCCTGGCAAACAGTGGGCTTCGCTTTCCCTGATAGTTCATTATTGTTTTAAAATCCACTACATAATGACATTGCAGGTGACTATTTTATAAACGTTTATACAGATCGATTATTCGTTATTGATCGGCTGTGGCGATCAATTCGTTACCCGGTGTAATCGGCCAGTCTATATCCGCAGCGTTAACATCAATACGACTCAGCAGTACCGCGTATTTTTGCCATGCTGTCAGCGCGGCTTTTTCGGCGTCGGTCGCAATGTCCAGATTGACCGCATACGTCAGTTCGTTGATGCGTGCTGTTGCTACGGTTTTGCGTGTTGCCAGTTCCTGCTGTGTTGTCTTGAGCGCGGCAGCGGCTTTCGCGGCTTTATCGATTACCCACGTTTCCCCATTCCACTTATCAAACTCAGACGCAGGTTTCAGCAGTGTTACACCGTCCGGCAGTTCGCCGAACTGGCTAACCGTCCGTGCCTGCTGTGTTTCCGTACTGTAAACTGTCTGGCCGCGATAATCTGGTACTTGCTCCCATGCCTGACCATCTGAACTACGTCGCAAGGCTTGGCCGACAGGCGGCAATTGTGGTTCGTCTGCGTAGCTGTCAGCAGGCAAACCAACACCGTGCATGATGTATTCATAGCTGGCGCTCTGATATTCGCGCGTAGCCGGATTAACGTGATACACAGTAATCCAGCCAGACTGGATTGCCAGCCCATGTTCGTTCAGTTCTGCGTTTTTAATTTGTGTTGAATAGTTGCTCATTATGCGGCTCTCACGATGTAGTTAAAGGCTATATTGCGGGGACGATTTTCGTTAGCGGTAGGTACGGCTCGTGATGCGTCAAATGTAACATTAGAGTGATAAACTCCCACAAAATTACCGCTAAGCCCTGCACCATTGCGGGTTGAATGTAAAAATGCCCCAGATGGTAAATAATTTTGCATATCAACAACCTGAAATTCACCTGTGATATTTCTAATTGCGTCACCCTGTTGTGATAACAAGGCACGCCCAGCATCAGCCCCGCGCCCGTCATCCCAGCCACGTATAAATTCACCACGTAAGTCAGGCAAAATACCAGACGGATACGCCCCAGCTAATTTCGGATAGGTTGTTTTATTAAATGACTGCCCGTTGCACTTTATCCAGCCCGTGGGCGGGGTTGCAGATGGGTATGGAATAGGGACACCGACTGGAAAATCACTGGGTAAATTAATATCCGTCGTACCATCAAACGCCACGCCATTAATTTTTCTGGGGGTCGCCAGCTTGGCCGCTGCCGCTGCGGTTCCCGCTATAGGTAATGCCCCAACATCCCCCGCGTTCAGGGCGATATCTGCTGACAGTGCTTTGCCGTTGATGGTGCGGCCAGACGGTACGCGGCCATTGGCATTCGTATTTGCGTTGGCTGCTGCGGTGGCAGCATTATTGGCAGCCGTGGTGGCTGCGGCTACACGGGTATCGGTTTCGGCTTTGGTATACGCGCCCACATCCCCCGCGTTTAGGGCAATATCTGCCGACAGCGCTTTGCCGTTAACGGTGCGCCCTGCTGGTACGCGGCCATTGGCGTTCGTGTTGGCGTTGGTCGCTGCGGTAGCCGCATTATTGGCAGCGGTGGTTGCTGTGGCTACACGGGTGTCGGTTTCGGCTTTGGTATACGCACCTACATCCCCTGCGTTCAGGGTAATATCTGCTGACAGCGCTTTGCCGTTGACGGTGCGGCCCGATGGCACGCGGCCATTGGCGTTCGTGTTAGCGTTGGCCGCTGCGGTGGCAGCATTATTGGCAGCCGTGGTTGCTGTGGCTACACGGGTGTCGGTTTCGGCTTTGGTATACGCGCCCACATCCCCCGCGATCAGGGCGATATCTGCCGACAGTGCTTTGCCGTTGACGGTGCGGCCAGACGGTACACGGCTATTGGCATTATCATTTACCGCTTTCACCGCTTTGGGGGTTGCAGCCAGCAATTCACTGTCACTGGTTGTCGCACTGCTCAACTGCACGAACCCTTTGGCGTTTAATGTACCGTCTGGGTGTTTACGGCTTTTTTCATGCGCTGCAATAACATCATCTACATAGCCGCGCGTTGCCAGTACCACCGCCGGATCGATTTTCAGCGTTACCGCATCGGTGCTACTGACAATCAGAATCATGCGCACAGTCTGAATGCGTCCACTCCCTTCCTGCAATAACGGCTTGTACGTTTCGGCGCAATTGCCTATCGCAACCAGATCGCCATCAACATCAAAGAGACCGATTTCACGTATCCAGAAGCCACCTTCACTTTCTGGAATGACCTGTTCCGCAATAATCTGATTGGTGTTGACGGGATCGACACTCAGTGTATTGATGCCTGCCCGACGCTTTTCATTAATGAGCGTGGTTTGTGCTGGGTTAGGTGTGGGAAGCGTGCCGCCACCGTCTCCAACAGCCATATGCGTGATATCAAGATGCGAGCCTAACACGGTGGCATTTGCCAGTTTTGCAGCACCAATATTCGTTAGTAAGACAAAGTATTTCGTACTCATTGGGTTACTCTCATCGTATCAATCAAGTGAACACCTGCGCCGACGACATCTAATCCGCTAGCGGTAATGGTTTCAGGGAAATAAGGGTAAACGGTCAGCGTGTCGCCACTGTAACTGGCGGCGGCGACATAGGCCGCGCCTTGTGTATCGAGGTTGATATTCAGCCCCAGCAAGTGGCGTGATACAGGTTTAGCGTCCGCAATCAGGCGCTCCAGCTCTAGAAACGTCTCTTCGGTAATGCCTTGCTGCTGTACACCAATATCTAATCGAAACGTGCCAGGCACACCGCCGTTCTGCCACCATTCGATGATTCGGATCAGGTAGCCGAACGGCTCCACCACGCGACGTAGCGCGCCAATCGTGCCTTTGTGGCGATGGATGAAGTAAGCATCTTTTATCGCCTGGCGCTTGATGATTTCAGGCCATTTCTCATCCCATCTATCGACTGAGAATGCCCATGCGAGGTAAGGCAGCAGGTTTGCCGGACACGAATCAGGATCACATAACTGACGCAGCGGAATTGGCGTGCGAGATAATTCTGCGCAGGCTTCTGCCGCAGCAATTTCAAACTCGGATGAACCGACAGGTAACAGACTGCTATTCATCCGCTCCCCCGTTATTCAGCGTCCAGTTAGCGCAGTAGGACGCCTGACTTTTATCCAGCACGATATCGGTGGCGGGACTGACCAAATCAACGCGTTGCACCCCTTCGACATGAAGCGCCGCGAATATCGCAGAGCGGCGAATATCACGGCCCAACCGATGCTGTGCGGTGATATAGGCCTGTAAGCGCGCTTCTGCTGTAATACGAATCGGCTCAGCTTCCGGCCCTGGATAGAAATACAGGGTGGCGGTAATGTCATAGGGGATGATGACAGCAGATTGAACGGTTACCCGATCGGCAACCGGCCGCACGTTCTCGGCGTTCAATGCGACATCGACTGCTTGCAATAATTCACCGCTGGCGCTGCCATTTCCTTCACGCGACAGCACAGTCACGGTGACGGCGGCAGGACTGGGGCTTACGGCGCTGGCGTCAGCAACGCGCCCATCGGCGCTACGTGCATGAAATTCATAGGCAGCAGTCGGCCCCGCCACGCTCAGCCCTTCAAACGCCTGTTGTGCGCGTGTGCGTAGGTCTGCGTCAGATTCCATCACCGCCTCAACAGGGGGGATCGCTGTTGTATCTTCTGCGGTGATAACCAGTCGCTGCACGTTAACGTTGGCAGCGAGCTGATCAAGGTCGCCTCCGGCGGCATAGGCCAGCATATTAGCGCTGGCAGCTTCGTTAACCCGCTGACGCAATAACAACTCATGATAGACAGACAGTTGCAGCAGCTTGGTTAACGGCTCAGATTCCAGCGCCAGCGTGCGCGTGATGGCATCCCGTTGTTCGGCTGGAAACAGGGCGATAAACATCGCCTTGCGTTCCGCATACAACGTTTCATAGTCCAGCGCTTCAACGACATCAGGCGCAGGCAATAGAGATAAATCAATCAATCCGCTCATCATGACCCCTGTAATGAAATCGTGGCGTTAAATGCCGCCAGATTATCCGTGCGCTTTGCCTGAAGCGTGACGGCAACGAGTCCGGCCCCACGGGTTTCCAGCGTGATTTTTGTCGGTGTGATACGCGGCTCCCAGCGCATTAACGCACTGTAGATGGCTGACGTAATTTTTAGCTTTATTGCAGGTTCTTGGGGGGCGTCGATCAGCGAAAAGAGCTGCGAACCGTAGCTGCGTCGCATCAGGCGGCTACCAACTGGCGTGATTAAGATATCGCGCACTGACTGGCTGATATGTTCATCATCCGTGATCGCGCGGCCGGTGCTGGCATTCATGCCGATGTATTTTTCATTGCTCATTGCGGGCCGTCCGTCTTGCTACCGCCGCGCTGTACGCCGCCGTGAGTATGACTGTCTACGACCACGCCGTTTGATGACATTTTGCCGCCGGTGTGGGTGATATCGCCCTGCATCGTGCCACCTTTTTCTACACTGAGCGTTTGCGTGCTGAGATGCTGGGTGCAAATCACTTTCGGGGTATCCAGCGTGATAGATTCAGCCGCTTCAACAATCACTTTTCTGACGCCTTTAACGGTCATCGTTGAGGTGTTGGCATCATACGTTTCGCTGGCTCCATCGGGATAAACGGTAGTGTGTACCTTTGGGCTGGCGCTGGGCGCACTGTGCTGACTGGAATACAGGCTTAACACGATCACAGCCGTTTCCAGATCGCCGCCTGGCGCAACCATAACAATCTGCTCACCAATCGACAGCGGCCACCACGTTTGCGCATCACCGGCGCGTGCCACGCCCCAGCGTATCCAGTCTGTCGTATTCCCACCGGTTTCCACACGGGCTAAATGACGCTCATGATCGACATCGATAACCGTACCGATACGGATCAAGTTATGCAGCAGGCGGTCAAACTCATTGGCGGTCATGGCTGGCGCTCGGTAATCAATTCATAGCGCCAGTTTCATGTGTCGCGCGCGAGCGCACAACGAAAGGGGATTGTAAGGGGGCGGTAACAACTAATCGGGCTGAATGAAGTCCGTAATAGTATCAGCTACCCAGTCCAGATCGGGTGGCGTGAGGCCCAGCAATTCACGGATGGGGTAGCGCACGGACGAGCGTCCTATTTTGTCTGCCTCACCGAACTGGTGAACGTGCGCAATTTTGGCTGAATGACCACTGAAACCGACAGCCGCACTATTGGAGGAGGTTTCGATGCGTAAAAAGCGCACAGTGCGCAACTTGCGGAACATTTTTTCTTTACGCGCCGGTGCGGTGGAGACGCTGCTGACGTTAATACTGAGATAGCGATCGATATCGGCACGCAGGAACGAGCGCAAACCGCCGCGACCGACATCAAAACCGGTAATCATTCGCTCACCGCTGCGGCCTTTGCTGCTGTGCCAGTTACGCAGCTCTCGCACTTCACTTTTCCACATAAACCGGACACCGCCTTGTGTACGGCGGGCTTGCCTTTTGCGTCCCTCGTAAGATGAACCATCAGGGTTCTGTTGTTGTGCAATCCGCTGTTGCTGACGTTTACGCAGACCAACCGCAATCTGCCGTGATAAACGACGTCGCTGATTAGCCGCCAGTTGTTCAACAACGGATCGCAAATACCCATCCAATTCCTGAAACAGTGCATCGTTCTGGCTCATCGCTAGCCTACCGTCGAGTCATGAATAACGGTGTTGGCCACATCGTCTTTTACCAGCAATCCCCATGCATCCTGCCCCTCCATCGGATCAGGTGGCGGGTCAGCCCGATGACGAACATTGATTTTGCCAGTCTCATCACGGGTGACGATGACCGCCTCATCAGCCTGAATGCGGATCAATAAATCGGCAGTGCTATTACTCAGCAAGTCAGCCTCAAACGTAATCCCCGTTTTACGCCGTTCCGGGTTGAGCAATAAGTCCGGTTGATAGATTCGTGCCCACATCAGCACCGGAACCATTAGCGTATCGATAGAATGCGGGTAGTCCATCGCCAGCACTTCCAGCGTATAGCGATACTCAAAGGAAGCGGAACGCGCACCGGTACTGATTGCATTACCTTTCTGCACATAAACGACCAGTTGATCGGGATTTTCACGTAACCACGGCACCTGTTCGCTAATGGCTTTTCTCAGCAGTTCCGCTTTTAGCATGTTGTTGCTCTCTCAGTTTTTCAGCCTGGCGAATTTTCGCCTTATCGTTGTTGGCACTTTCCAGCGCCGCCAGTAGCAGGCTATTCCAGCTAACAGACTGGCCGTAGGTCAGACGGCTATTGACTATCGCGCCCTGCGGCAGCGGTATTACTGTCGGTTCGGTTAGGTTCGCTGGCAGGGGAACGCACGCTATCGGCACGTAAACGGTTTGCGTAGTCGAGCAACGGCATAGCAGCGCCATCAGGCACAAACTCATCAGCACAGACTTGACCGGCCAGTGCCTGATTAATCGTCTGGCTGCGTGTATCGGCATCCTGTTGTATCCGGCGTTTATCATGCTCAGCCTCGCGTGACAGGGTGTTGAATATCAGGAAAGTACGTTGCTGATTACTGATAACGCGCTCGGTACTGTCCCGCTCGTTGATTAACGTTGTCACCTCACTCGAAAGGCGCTGTGATTTTTGTCGGTAGTGGTCAGCCAGTGCGATAGTCGTGATAAACAGCAGCGCGGCGGCTAATGTCGCTATAACTTTTCCATACATATCATTCTCTCGGCCTCGCGGCGGTTGGTTAACCCTTGCCAGACGTGCCCAGCGGCTTTGTTCCAGCGGCGTAATTCGTTACATGCGCCAGTGATATCGCCACGATTCAGTTTTTTAAGCAGCGTCGAACGCTCAAATGCACCCGTCCCGACGTTATAGATAAAACTGGCTAGTGCCGCGCGCTGTAACTCACTGAGTGGAACCGTAACTAACCGATCTATGGCATGAAACGCGGGCTGTAAATCCTGCTGTAACAATGCGTCGCACTCAGCATCTGTCTTGTAGTCACCGGCTTTTACATCACCAGTATGGCCGTAGCAAATCGTCCAGACTCCCGCGATATCACGGTAGGCGGCATTCTCTTTACCCTCGAAAAAGCCAACAAAGACGGTAGCTATCGCCAATGCGCACGCGGTAACGACGGGAATGATTCGCTGTTTCAGTGCTTCAGGTAACATCACGACCTCTGCGTCCTGTTTCCTGCCCGTTCATCACGCGCAAAGCGTCCAGCGTTTCAGGCAGGTTTTCATGATCTACTTTCCTGACCAGCTCACGCATTAAATCTGTGCGTTGTGCCTGGTCACGCTCTATGTTCTTTTTGTGGTTCCGGTTCACCCAAAACGTGAGCAACCCGATAGCAATCCCGATTAGCGTTGCCCAGTCGCTCAGCGTCATTCGCCCTGCGGTGGCGATCAGCGTGGCAAGCAGGTAGGTGATTGCTGACGCCACGCGATCCGTTGTCAGTCCCATAGCTGTATGATTTCCTGTTGTGTTGCCGCAGCGACATCAGGCAGCGTGACCAGCAGGCCAGCCGGTAACAGCGGCCCACGTTCACACAACCCTGGATTGGCCGCGTAAACCCCTTCGGTTACGCCGTCTGTTCTGCCGTAATAGCGCCAGCACAACAGATCGACGGTGTCATTTTGCTGCGCACGAACGTCCATCAGACCAACTCAGCCAGGCCACGATTAACACCGAGAATGTCGCGTATCGCCCAACGGCCATCGCGCCACAGCGTGTCAATCTGGGAACTCAACGCCTCTGCGTGCTTTTCCCCCTCGCGCGTGGTGTCGATATCGCGATAACCCTCGATCAACAGCGCCTTGGTGATGGAATACACCGCACGGCGGTAGCGCCAGACCAGCACGGACTCGCCATTGATCTGGTCGATTTCGTCAGTGCCTTCGGGCTTAACATCAGACAGGGAGGCAAAGCCGCGTTGCTCCTGACTGCCTCGCCAGTCGCTCAACTGGCCGTTAACATGCGCTACCGCTTCGATGGCCTTATCCATCAGGCGATCCGTTGTCACTTGACCATCGAGACGCATCGCACGGCGCAGGGCAGACAGAACAATCACCGGCCAGAATGCCTGGCTCATCACTTTCGCATCCCCATCGTTGATGGTGTCCTGCGTGGCCGGTCTTACCGGCTCTGTTGCTATCAGGCTCATGGCGTTACCTCAAAAGACAGGCGGTGGACGGCGCAACACGACACAATAAATTGCCCGTATTACGCCGTGCCGCCTGGTGCGCGGGGGCACGTTCGGTTACGACGCGCTTTTTCGGGCGCGTGGTGTCGTAGTTCGTGATGCTTTCGCCGCCGTCGATTTACGCGGCGCTCTCGTTGCTTTGGCTGCGGGTTTATCGGCTGGTTTATCCGCAGGTGGCGTAGGTGGGGCGTCCGTATTTTCTGCCCCCGCCTCTGACTCAGTTGATTTCTTGAGTGCGCGTCCCAGTAGTTCGATATCGCGTTTAACACCGATCCCATCAAACAAGGTGACCGCCCGTTGCAACCAGTCACGCGCAGCGCTCAGTTCGTTATTATCCAGTCGCAGGGTGTACCCCAACGTCTTGTAAAGTTTGGCACGTGCCTGATCCGGCATGTCTTCGCCAGCAGTAAGCTGTTCCAGTTGCAATAGCAGCGCAGCGGGCAAAGGTGCACGGCTGGTATCCGCCTTGAAAGCTGCCAGTGCCGGATCGCAAATCTCATCAACCAGCGTGGTGGCAACGGTGCGCTTGTACTGGTCGGGCATCGGCAGGCGATGGCGCAGGACATAATCAGCAATACGCAGCGCATCGCTAATCAATCCGGCATCAATCGACCAGATCATGATGGTCGTCAGCACCTCATCAGCCTGGCCGCTATCTGACGCCAAGACGCCATTAACCCAGCCCTGATAATCGGGTAGCAATTCCCGCTTCAGTTCGGCCTTTGTCGCAGCAGATTGCACCTGGCTTAAACGGGATTTATCCATCCTCAGCCGATGCAGTTGCTGTTCGTAGGCGGTGCGTTCAACATCACCGCCGTTTGATTTGCCGTGGCGCTGAGCCATGACCGTTTGAAAATGTCGCTGCGCAGGTGTCAGCATGATGCCCCCTTGATGCAGGCCTAGTGTTATCCGGCCTGCTTGCCGTTGAAATTAGCCTTGCGCCGCTTTAGCGAACGTAATTCCCTCAATCAGACATCCCGTGCCGTAGTCTTCAATGACATAGGCGTCATTCGATGACTCATAGGTCGCCACACGGTTAAACTCCATCTCATCACGCACGGCACGGCGCTGTTTACCGTCCTGGAAGTAGATCGACAGGTTACTGAATGGGGTGATGAATATGCTGCCATCAGGGAAGAATGGCGCAATGAAGGTCGGCAGGTTGCCGATAGCCTTGCGCGATACCAGCAACTGACCGGCCAGCGCTTCCGAATTGGGATTGGTTGTATTGATGGCGTTAATCAGTGGGTATTCTTTGCTGACCATGATTTGACGACCACAGATGACCACTAAATCTTGTGACGATTTAAACCACTCATCCAAGAGCGAATTGGTAGCGTCATAGACCACGGCGTCGAGGTTGCCGTAATCGCCTTTTGCAATGACTTTATTTTCATCATCACGGCTGGTGACAGTGATGTTTTTCATCACGCGCTGTGAGGCATGAATGCGATATTTCTCCAGCCAACCGATATTCACGTCCTGCAACAACGGGTTGGTTGCCAGATCGGATTTAGCGGCACGCGACGTACCGTTAAAACCAATCATGATACGGTCGAGCGCTTTACGCTTGATGATCTGGTTGCTAATGCGCTGCTGGAAGTCGGGGAATTTAGCCCACACATCCAACTGTGGATAGCTGATAAAGGTATCCGTATTGGTTTGCTCACAGCGGTATTTATCATCATCCAGCGTGTGAACAGATTTCGGTTCACGACGTTCCGTACTTGACGTGCTTGAACTGGAAACCGGGCCACTGACACCGAGCCCCAGCTTTTGACCTTCCTGTTCAGATACGCCAGTGATATTGATTTTTTGCAGCAATTCACTGGATTGCTGGATTTTATCTTCCAGTTTCTGTTGTACGGACGGCGCAATGCTGAATTGAGTAGTGACATGCGCGGGCTGGATGCCGTTTAGCTCAGCCTGACGGTTAATATAGGCGTCGAACAACACGCGGGTTTCATTTTGCATGTTAGGCTCCTGCAATATTCGGTTTAAAGGGTGATTAGCAGTCTGCTAACACGACGTTGGATTGCTGATTGCCACCGCTGGCCGGTGGGCGCTGGCTAAAGTTGCCATCCTGTCCGGCAAGCTGTGTTTTCAGCTCGGTTAATGATTGCGTCAGCATTGCTACGCTGCCTTTCAGTTCGGTGTTTTGCGTCTGCAACGCACTAAACGCTTCGGTTTTGTCCAACAACTCACGCTGGCTGTGCGCGATCAGTTCAACGGCTTGTTTCAGCTCACCGTTTTCTTTATTGAACCGTTGCTGACTGCCAGTTAGCAGTTCCGTGATGCGGGAAAAGAAGTTTCGGCCAGCGTCGCCAGTCGGCGCATCGTCTTCAAACTCCAGCGTGATCGGCGTATCCGCGGCCGTGAAGAAACATTCTGGGCTGGTTTTTCGTCCGTCCAACGGGCCTTTTCCGCCGCATTTAGCGTTAAACTCAAGAATGCCGACGCCCAGACTGGCGGGATCGTCCGTCATTCCCAACCCCATCAGATAGGCTTCGCCGGTGTCAGCGAAAGAGGGGTGAATTTCAATGCTGGGGTAAATCTTCTGGCGCTTTGTGTTCAATGCCACCATGTCATCAGTCGCATCAATCTTGATTTGTAACGCCAGCTTGCCTTTGAGCGGCCCGTCCTGGATCTCAAACTCGCGCACTTCTTCCACGTCGCCATAGGCCCGAAAATCGCTGGTTGGTGAGTAACCGCGAATGTGTTCAAGGTTCACGCGCGCACCGCGCACCTGCTTGTTGAAGTTTTTCGCCATTTGCGAAATATGCACGCGCTCAAGGGTGCGGCCGTCGCAGGTCGCGCCCTCAACAGCGGCAAGAAACGGTTTTGAAATTGGCATGTAATGCTCCGGTGATAACAGGGTGACTGTCTGATACCCCTATCATCGCCACGCTTCACCGCAGGCGCTATCGCTGCGGGTTGTTGCTGAACCACGACAACAGGAGCCGATATTTTGCCGCGCGCGGGCGCGATAGCCTGTATGCATGAATCTACTTCCCGATATCCGCACCGAAGCCAAAAGCCTTTACTGGCAGGCTTATAGCATCCCTCAAATCGCTCAGCGGCTGGGGGTGAGCAACAACACGCTTTATTCATGGCGTAGACGTGATAAGTGGGATGACAGCACGCCGATACAGCGGGCGCAGGAGCGCACGGAAGTACGCTATTTGCGGCTGATAGAGAAAGATGACCTCACACCGCATGACTTTAAAACCATCGACCTGTTAGGGCGCCAGATGGCGCGTTTTTCGCGCGATGAACGAAAAGATCAGGAAAAGGAGACGCGGAAGAAAGCGCCGAAGAACCATTTTACGGACGAACAGATCGCAGAGTTGCGCGCTCTGGTACTTGAATCACTCTACGAGCACCAAAAGCGCTGGTACAAAAAGCGCAAGCAGCGTAACCGCGCGATACTGAAAAGCCGCCAGATAGGGGCTAGCTGGTATTTTGCGCGTGAGGCGCTGTTAGATGCACTGGAAACCGGCACTAACCAAATCTTTCTGTCGGCCAGTCGGGCGCAGGCGTACCAGTTCAAGCGGTTTATTCAACTGCTGGCGTCCAGCATTGGTGTAGAGCTGAAAGGCGGTGACGCGATTGTGCTGTCGAATGGCGCAACGCTGTACTTTCTTGGTACGTCAGCGGCAACAGCACAGAGTTACACCGGCAATCTGTACTTTGATGAGTTTTTTTGGGTTAGCAACTTTCTTAACCTGCGTAAAGTCGCGGCGGGGATGGCGACGCAAAAAGGGTTGCGCCGCACGTACTTTTCCACGCCATCCAGTGAAGAACATGAAGCCTACACGTTCTGGACAGGGGATTTCTTTAACAAAAGCCGCCCTAAAGCGGAACGGGTAGAAATCGACGTCACCCACAAGGTTCTAAAGAAAGGGCTGCTGTGCGGTGACAATATCTGGCGGCAGATCGTCACCATTCATGACACGTTAGAGCAAGGTTTTGACCTGGTTGATCTGGATGAAATTAAGTCTGAAAACAGCCCTGACGATTTTGAAAACCTGTACGCCTGCCGCTTTGTCAGCGTCGGTGAGCGGGCTTTTGACTATACCGCGCTGATTAACTGCGGTGTGGATGGCTACAACGATGACGTATGGTCGGACTGGCGACCGTACACGCAGCGGCCGTTAGGTAATCGCCCCGTATGGATAGGCTACGATCCGAGTGGCGACAGCGGCACAGGTGACAGCGCTGGTCTGTCTATCGTGTCTCCTCCCGCCGTTCCAGGCGGAAAATTCCGCGTGATTGAGGTACGGCAGTTACGCGGTATGACCTTTGAAAAACAGGCCGAAGTCATCAAGGAACTGACTCACCAATACAACGTGCAGTTTATCGGCATTGATAGCACCGGCAACGGTAGCGCGGTGCATCAGCTTGTCGTCAAATTTTTCCCCGCCGCAGTGAAATATCAATACTCGCCCAGCGTTAAACGCGAACTGGTACTGAAAGCCCAAATGTTGATCCGCGCGGGGCGCTTTGAGTACGACGCGGGGATGATGGAGCTGGCGCGGTCTTTCATGACGGTGCGGAAATTTGTTACGCAGGGCGGCATGACGTCGTATGCATCAGACAGAACAAAAGGCAGCAGCCACGGGGACATTGCCTGGGCAACCATGCACGCCTTACACAATGAACCAATCGGCAGCGAGTCGGGCGGTAATGATGGATTTATTCAGGAGTTCTAACCATGTCACGTAAGAAACATTACTCGCACACGGCCAGTCAACGCAGCCCAGCCGGACAGGCACCCGTAACGGGGGAACTGATCCAGCAGCCGATTGAGTCGCTACAATCCTTCTCGTTTGGTGACGCACAGCCCATCATGGACAGACGCGATTTGCTGGACTGTATGGAGTGCGCCAGAAATGGCCGTTGGTATGAGCCACCGATCAGCACCTACGGTCTGGCGCGTATGTTTGACGTTGCCGTGCATCATCAGTCACCGATACTGTTCAAGCGCAATGTCATCATGTCTTGCTACGAACCACACCCCTTGTTATCAAGGCAGGATGCCAGCGCCTTTGTACTCGACTGGCTGGTATTCGGTAATGCGTATCTGGAACTGAGAAAGAACCGCATCGGCCAACCGCTGAAGCTAAAGCACACTCACGCCAAGTACACCCGACGCGGGGAGAACCTCGATCAATACTGGTTTGTGACGTACTACGCCAACGATCACGAATTCGAGCCAGGCAGCGTGTTCCACGTTAAAAGCCCCAGCATTCACCAGGAGATATACGGCACACCGGAGTATATGGCGGTGATCCAATCCGCGATGCTGAACGGCGAAGCCACGCTGTTCCGACGTAATTACTACATCAACGGGAGCCACGCGGGGGTGATCGTCTACCTCACCGATCCCATCACCAACAATGCTGACGTTGAACAACTGAAGAAGTCGCTGAAAGATGCACGCGGCGGTGGGGCATTTAAGAACCTGTTTGTTTACGCGGCAGGCGGGAAGAAAGACGGCTTACAAATCCTGCCGTTCAGCCAGATTGCGGCGAAAGATGAGTTTACCGGCATCAAGGATGCAACCCGTGACGACATGTTAGCCGCGCACCGTGTCCCACCTAATTTAATGGGGATTATGCCGAACAATGCAGGGGGATTTGGTGACGTTGAGAAAGCCGCGAAGGTGTTCGCCATCAACGAGCTCATGCCGATAATGGAAAGCCTGAAAGAGCTTAACGACTGGCTGGGGATCGAGGTATTGCGGTTCAAGCCGTATGCCCTGGCCGACAGTGCAATGTAACCGCGAAAGTCATTCAAAACCATTCACCTAGCCATCAAACATCAAACCGGACAGCCGCAAGGTTGTTCGGTTTTTTTACGTCTGCGTAAAAGCGCATGAATGCGATTCTGAGCGACGCAATAACCGAACGACGCCGCGGATTGAGCGAGATCGAGACAGCGCAATAGCGACGTGATGAGGATGCAGCAGCATATGAACCAGCATACCCCTCTTATCCCCCTCAGCGCGCGAGGGTTCCCCCGCCACGCCCGCACACGAAAATAGCGCGTTTTTATGCAGTTGTGCAGCAGGGGCAAACCCGCGCCAGAACTGGCGCGGGAAGGGGATAATAGCATCAAAAAAATTGTGCATTCGTGTGCATTAATGTGCAGTTTTTTTCAAAAAAAATGCCTGCAAAAAAGCAGGCATTTTTTAGATTTAACAAGTACATAAATCAATATTGTCGATTTACAACACTTGTCTGAATTTGGCTATTTTGTTGCCCTATAACTGGCTGGAAGCCAGTCTTGGTAGTCGAAGTATTAGGCATTATACTTTGGGGTGCGGATGTACTAATAGATTGATTGTACACCAGAAAGTTTGCAGTTGCGGTGCGATTATTGGTCATATTTATTCCATCCTTCATTGAATATTGCATTGTTAACAGAGAATTGCTGAACACCATTAGCTTCATAACTAATTCGATTAAGCTGCCCTGTAGTTCTATATTGGTAAGAAAATGTATCTGGCGCTTCAACCAAACATCTCACTGCTTCGTAGTTTGCTTGATTGTTAGCGCCTAAAATTGCATTAACATCAAATGGTTGTCCTAATTTTAGTTCTGCTTTGATGTCATCATAAATCGCTTTAATTAGCTCATAGAGCTCTTGATTCGGCTTTTCAACATTTAACCCAAGGTCGTTGATAGCTTCAGTCCTATTTATAGTGTAGTCGTGGCTTCCTGATTCGCTGCATAAAAAGCTGACGATTGCATCGGCACTATTGGTATCGCTAATTTGATGAGCGAGTAGTTTCTTCGCAAGCATCTGAATTTGTGACTTAGCTCTATAAACGCGTCCAAGCACTAGAGGATGAACTTTATCACTGAGAGAATGAAGAATTTGCGCCAGACCTACACCATCTGAAATTTCAAATTCTTCTTTAGCTACAGCAATGTACCCTTTAATTTCTTCAACGCTAACTGCCCATTGAGAAAGCTGACCATTTATGACTACTTGGGGATTTAAAGGCCCATTAACGCTAGGGTCAATTGGTCCTAAAGTTGCCTGTTTTGTCATAACAATTTTGTTTGCACCCAACGACATCAGTGTACCTGCACTAAGGCACTTGGCTGGAATTATGACTTCCAATTCTTTACAGAACTGACGGAGCAAGTTGATAATGCTCCATGCAGCCAAAGTATCTCCACCGTTTGTATAGATGAACAAACTGATTTTTTGTGTGTCCCCGATCACATCAAGCTGATTGGCAAACAGGTCAAAAACCTCTGAAGAAATCTGAGTACCTAAGCCAGGTCGATCACCTGTAACGAAAGTGATTACTTTTGAAGCACGTTTTTCTTCAAGTTTTTTATATAGCTCTTTACGCTGTGCAAACATAATGATTCTCAAGTAACCGAATGCGACCAATCAGGTACGCTAACGGCGATTTTCCCTGAACTTCATCGATATGTGTTGTTCTATGACAACATCATCATTGAGTAATTAATCTACAACATAAGTTCCATTTCTATCGGCAAAAAAAGAGCTAACTTCAGCACTATTTTTAACCAAAAAAGCCGTAGATGCTCATTAGATGAGCTAATGCGATGAATCGCGCGCGAATTCTATATATTTACACCGAAAATATATAGTGTTTATTTATCAGGATGGATAGATAAACAGGTCAATAAACATCTGATGTCAAGTTCATACCTAATCTCACGACCTATACGCTATCCATGTATCTTCCTATTAATATAATTATCTGTATTTTAAATAAAATTAATAAATACATGCATTGAGTTCACTTCATCATGACGAAGTGGTGAGACGCTGCTATCCAAGGATATAACCGCCTGCAACCCTATGAAAAAGATGTCATTCGTAAATGGTAGTCTTACAGTTACTCTTTTTAAGAGTAATCCGTCAACATTCAAGGGATAGGATGAATGACTGTATATTAGTCATCGCTTAATTTTCTTACTATTTAATCAATATGTTATGCATGCTGAACGAGACTACAGCAGAGATACAATTATCTAAGCCACACTCTAATTGCTATCTTGTTGATCTTTGCAATTCGGCGCAGCAATACAGCCGCTCTATCCTGATATTCCAAGTCTTTTTGTTTCTTCGTCGGCGCGCGATACAGACAGCCGTCAGCGCTGGCAACGTAGGCATAACCCGCGAGCGTTATCGCGTTGCCGGTTTCCAATCGCCGCACCTCACTGGCGCTGATATCCCAGCCCAGCGAACGGGCGAAATCGGCAACGCTGGTGCGCCAGTCGTCCGACCGCTTACTAACAGTCTGTTTTTCAGTCTCTTTATGGGGCTGAGTTGCGGACGAGTGTTCTTTATGTCGCCGATCCGGCGGCTGAGATCGAAGCCGGTTGAGCAATCCACGCCGTTCCGTGTCGGTCATGTGCTCAAAGTCGGTAATTTCTGGCTCTGACGTACTGCCAATCTCTCTATCGGCGGGTTCAGAAATGCTTATTTTTTCGTCGCCCGTAGAGTTATTGACAGAACTCCAAGCGTCGCCGGTGGGCGACGTAACGGCCAACCCACGCACAGCGCTATCATTAACGCCTGCGTCTGCTGCCTGTTTTTTGCGGATTTTCCACTTAACGAGACGAGTGCAGATACGTGATATCTCGCCCAAGCGGGGAGAGAAAACGCCAAAGATTTTTTCTGGTGTCTCGCCGTAGTCGTTTTGCTCGTCGGCATCCTCATACGCGATGCGTACGGTGTATAGCTCGCGCGGGATTAACACGCCGCCTTGCTTTTCGATGTAAGTAGCGAAACAGCCTGCATCAGCGGAAGCCAGCACGGCATCCATTGCCGGATCAGCTAACTGAGAAGCCCCACGCCTGAAGGTTCCGGCTTCTTTCTGCACTGCGGTAAGTTGGTTCGCCAGTTTGCGCAGCTCGCGCCAGACGGTGACTGGTGGCAGGCCGAACGGCTGAAACTGCCGGATGTTATGTTGAGATGCCCAGGCCATCGCAAACCGTGCGGTTTCGCGCAGAGGCTTTCCGGTTTCGTTATCACGTTCACCGTCAAGTGCGTAGCCGTCGATGTTTTTACTGATATATTTCGCAACGTAGGCAGTGGCGCTACCCTTCTTAGGATCAAGACGCTTCGCTTTAAAGCGCGCGCCGGTATTACGCCCCAGCTCAGCGCGGTCTACAGCGATGAAGTATTCACGCAGAATTTCAGTGATTTCTTTCCGGTCTTCTGGCGGCATAAATAGCAAGACGTGCCAGTGCGGCGTAGCGTCGTGATGCGGTTCGGCAACGCGAAATCCATACGGACGCAGGCCGCGCCGGTTCAGTTTCGACATGGCTTTAGCCCATGTCTTACATAAATAGCGCTGCCCCTGCCGAGGGGATGACGTATCCCACTTGGGATTCTGATGACCACTCTGAATAGTGGCGTGATAACGCGATGGGCAAGTGATAGTAAGAAAAACACCCTCGTCACTGCGCGATATTGCAACCATTTCGACACCCGCCATGCGCGTCATGAGTTCGTGACGGCGAATAACCGGATTGCTGACGCTTGCGTAAACCATATTTTCCAGCGATGCGACGTTACCGTCTTCATCAACCAGTTCATGCGCCTTAAAGAATTCGCGGTTTTTGCGGCGCTGCTCCTGCCACTGATTCAGTGCATCAATGCTGACGTAAGGCATCCGTTTTTTATGGATCACGCCGATGGCGCGGAACTGGTTTTCTCGCCATTCGCAGCGTAAACGCCACAACTTACGCCCCCACCATTCAGGGCTGATAATGCGCAGAATGGCGGAGCAAATACGTTTTTTTGATTCGTTATCGCAAATGATCACGCCCCAGCATGGCGGCGTTACCCGTAGCGCCAGCATTTCATGCCCCAAATGCCAGAAAAGCGACTGGATCTCGTCATTGGTCATATCAGATGGCAAGGTGTTGCCGCATTCGGTTTCAAACATTTCAGTGATGCTGGCCGCAATAGCATGACCAGCGTTAATCGCTTCATGTTTCGTAAACTCTGCCAAATGCTGCCAGCGTGCGCGCCAGTAGCTGGCAAGCTCTGACGTAAAACCGTCACGCACACCTTGCTTGACACGCACAGCATCAAGACGCAGCAGGGCTTTTTTCACGGTTCCCATGAAAAAGGCGCTGACGTGTCGCGGCTCGCGGTTAGCGCGCAGCCATTCTATTTTTTTCCTGTAGGTATCGCGGATAAAAAACGGTTGTTCGAGTAAACGAGTTTCGACACCTTCCGGCGTTTCCATCCAGTTTTGTAATGACGCTTGATGCTCGTCCCGCTCAGCTTCTGCGAACTGGCGGCGCATTGTCAGTAACGTTGAATTAGGCTCGAAGTAGTCCAGCCGCGCGACGGCCTGATCGAAATCCAGATCGGAGAAAGCGGCGCGTGATACCAGCCGCTTAAGATGCTGCTCGACGGCTGGATGCGGCGTGGTGGTATTTGCAGCAGAGGGATGAAATGAATCAGCGATCCCCTGTGGTATGGAGATCGCTGGACGTGGTGCATTCCACGGGTAGGCCCACTGTTCAGGCACTCAAAACACCTCCCCATCGAACGCGCCGGCCGCAGCCATTTCCTGATACGTCGCATCGCCCATGCATGGGCCACAATCAGGGCAGCAACCACCGCCTGCACGCCCGCAGCCGTCGCAGGTTTTCAGCACGCCGATCACTTCTTTTGCAGCACCACGCGTGATGCCGTTTGCACTGATAGAGCGCTGAACGGCAATTTCGTGGAATTGATAGTGCTGATAAATTTCGCGTGTAGCGGGGGTATCACTGTTTGAGATAACAACCGAAGCGCCTGTTTCACGATTGACTTGTAACGACACGTCAGCCAATTCCCTGTGCTGGTCTGGCGTAAATGCCGATGTGTGGTACTGCGTAAAATTGGCTGTATCGGAGACGGGTAAATAGGGCGGATCGCAATAAATTACGGTACTTTTGTTTATCCCTTTGATTGTCAGAGTCTTGCGGAAATCTGCCACGGTAAAAACGGTTTTAGTGTCGTTGGCTTTTTCAGCAAACAACCGTATTTCATGCTCAGGAAAGTATGATTTACGGTACTTGCCGAATGGGATATTGAAATTCCCTGCATTGTTATAACGACATAGCCCGTTAAAGCCGTGTCGATTCAGATATAAAAATAGCGCGGCCGTAACTGTGCTGGGATTTGATTTTTGATAGTTAAAGCTCAGCCGATTACCGTTATACGCATCTGCATTGTTGCCACTATTAAATAGCTCACGCGCAGTGGCTATTAACCGCTCTGTATCATAAGCGGCGCACTGATATAAATTAATCAGATCGGGGTTGATATCGGCCAGCACATAGCAGGGATAGTCGGTATTCAGGAACACCGATGCACCGCCAACGAACGGTTCTATCAGACAATCGCCCTTCGGCAGAAGCGGTAGTAAATCAGGCAGGACGCGGGTTTTACCCCCCGCCCATTTGATGAACGGGCGGATCATACGATGATCTCCTGTGACGAGTGCTCGAATTGTTCTGCCTCTTTGCGCATCAGCTCGATAGCCTCTACGGCGGAATACCCTTTTTGTTGCGCGTGGAGGGCCAGCGCAGCCAGACGTTGAGCAAACGACCAGTGCTGGTCTTTTTTTTCTTCCAGACGTGCTTTTTTTAGCAGCTCGATAAGTGCTTCATTGCCCGCTACTTGCATCGTTCTAACTTCTGCATTTCTCATCGTGATTCCTTTTTTTAGGTAATAGAAAGCCCAGCGGGTTTACGCCTTTAAAAACGGGAGTTATTACGGTTAAAGAATTAAATGCTTGGGGAATAAACTCACAACTGCTTTAAGTTTATTCATCGCCTTAATCAGCTTTGCTTTCTCTTCAGTTGTCAGTTCATTAAATTTCAGTTCATGCCGCCCTTTATCAATATCTGCTAATTCAAATATCGCTGATAGCACGCGCATATTATCTGAATGCGTTGATTTCCTATCGTTACGGTTTCCGTCATAAAATCTTTCATCACGCAGATCGTTAATAAACCGGCACATTTCTTTTTCACTATTCGTGTTGAAGTATTTTCCTCTCAGCATTGCGATGTGGTTCAGCCCGTCAGTTCTGGCTGCGATACTCAGCGGAACGGCGCGGGCGGCTTCGGTATTAGCCATGACGGTTACGCCGCAATACCCATCAGGCGGGCAAACCAGCGGCGTTTTTTAGGCGCAGGCATGTAGGGCTTTTTGCTCCACGGCGCAAAATAAGCCTGGGTAGGTGTTGGCTGGAAACGCTTGCCGTTTGGTAATTCCAACCAACCTTTTTCTTGCTGCGGGGATGGTGATTTTTCCTTTAATAAACGCGCTGTGCTAATCATATTACCGCCTCTAAAATTTTCTTGGTTAAGTGAAAAATAAAAAGCGCAAATACTGCAACTACAGCTACTTTTAAAAAAACAATATATGTGTTTATTAAATCTCTGTGGAAAGGTAGTTCTTTATCCCTCCATCGTTTAGTTACAACCACACCTAGGAATAAACAAACAATGATTTCTGAAAGAATTAATATTAGATTGTCACGCATGAATGCAATCTCTCATTTCGTGCAGTCCATTAATATAAGAAGTCGCTTGCCCTAATGCATCAAAAAGTCCGAAAGATTGATCGCTCTGACTCACGCGATAGCGAGTAATCGGATTAGTTGCTGTTCTGGGGCAGCGAATAATAGAAAAGCCGCGATAAATGCTGGTATGTTCGCTGAGTTTAATTAACGCATGATCAATACCTAAAAATATCAGCTTGTTTTTTTTCATGATTAAATTTCGCTATTGGTTATCGCATCCCGAAGCATGGCGATTAAATTAACCTCGACTTTCTCCATTCTCCCTTTCTTGGGGCGAATGATAATCCGTCCGTCAGAAACCATTCCTTCACATGTTCGGAATGGTATCCCCGTCATTTCTGAATATGTTTTTAATGAAACATATGGGGTAGGGACGGTGATATTAATGTTTAATGCCTTAGCCATTTCACCACCTGCTATCCTTGAGCGTTAAAAGATTCCAGCCCCCGAAGAAACACCAGACGGGCCATGCTTGAAAGCGAGCGGCTTTCTTGTGCTGCCAATGCCGCTAACTTGTCGCGCTCATCGTCCGATAAGCGCATTGGGGTAGGGTTTTTGGACGCGATACCACGCGGTAAACGCGATCTCTGTTCACTAATAGCTGCCATTGTTACTTCTCCCACTATTAAGGTTTATATGCCGGAATGTTTAGCCACGTCCGGCGCGTGGTTTGTGGTATCTTTGTCGTGCCTACCTTGTTCTGAGCGGAACCACAGGCAAAACAACCAACCACCTACAACAGAGGAAACTATGGAAAAAATCCTTTCCTGTTCTGACGACGAACGTAAATACCATGTGCCATACAAACAATACGACGAACCGAAAGACGGAAAGCCCTATCGAGACGATGACGACGAGGACTAATTAATGAACCAGCACCCAACTAAAGAAACAAAAGCTCATATGCATGATTGTTATTATCGTGAACATATGACTGCCAGATTGAAAAAAACAACATTTAACACAGCATCGTTTATTCAAGTAATACTTGGCAGTACTGTTATGGCCGATGTTATGAATAGTTGGTTGCTTGGTTTCTTTATTATGATTCTTTCTGCCTACCTTTTCGTTTTCAAACCGGGTGAAGCATCAGGCATCGCCCGTCAGCAGTCTTTCGAGTACGAGAAAATCATTCATCGCAGTAATTCCATGAGTGAAGATGAAATAAAAACCGCGTTGATTGATTTGGCTGAACATGATTCCGATATTCCCGGGCATCTTGTTAAACCTGCTTATATTCGTTCACTCATTGCTGCGGGTTATTCAGCCGATCGCATTGATAAAGAAATAAGCACTCTTACTCGCTGTGAACGCTTTTTTGCATTTATTTCAGGTGGCATTCCCCGTTAATTCCCCTTATACCCACTGCTAATTTTGCTGATGAACTACTTCGGAAATAAATTCGTCGAGTTCATCCAATCGTTTCTCTGACTCATCAGTATCAGCCCGCAGTCTTTCAGGCCTTCTCATGAGAGAACTGCGGGTATAGAGCACATCGGCAGTTTCACGCAGGAATACAATCAGCTCATCATCGCTCAGTCCTGCGCTTAAGATTTTAGGGCGTTTTTGAGCCTCTACCTCTGCACCTACAGCACATTCCCTGGTGCTGGACTGTGCGCTCAGATCATGATTTCCTTGTGTCATAATGGTATGTTGTGATCCACTGTTAGCTTGTGAAAGTCATTATTTGCAGTTTTCTGCAAATAGTCAAGATGGATATTGCAGATTTATGCAAATTGGAGATCGTTTACGCCAAGAGCGAGAGCGCCTAAGCCTTACGCAAACTGCTATGGCAAAGATTTGCGGCGTTGCTTTTCGGACCTACTGCGACTACGAAGCTGGAAAGACAGAACCCAAGGCATCATTTTTTAATGAGTTAAATAATGCTGGCGGTGATTCTTGGTATGTACTTACAGGTAAATACATGCCGAATATCGGCGATGTATCTAATGACGAATTAGAGCTAATCAAAATCTATCGTGCTGCGCCACTGGCGATAAAAGTTGCCGCATTAGCCGCGTTGACGGCGGGTAGCTCTGCGACAGCATCGATAAACGTAACAGGTAGCGGCCAGCGCGTAGCGGGCAGGGACTATCACGAAGGCAAGAAGTAGCGAAGCATCAAGGATGTAATGGATGACCGTAGAGGCTCAAGGGGATAATAATCGGGTCGCAGGACGTGATTATTACGAAAAAAATATCAATATTGCCGCCCCGCAAACTAAAGAAGATTTGCGCCCATTGGTTAGCGCCCAGCGTTCCCAATTAAACCAGTTGGTGAAAGATATTGCGGAAGCAGGGCGTGAAGATGTGCGTTTTGTTTGGCGTCGCTTACATGCGGAGCTTGGTGTTAACGGCATTGAAGAAATCACCATCAGCCAGTATTCCACCGCGCTCAGTTTCCTGAATGCGCTACATGAGCGTAGCAGGGAAAGGGATGCTAATAAAAAATTGGTGTCTCAGTTATTAAGAAGCACACAGCAGAACGAATTACGCGAACAGCTTACGCGGTATTGCCATGTTAATTTTGGTACTAGCCGGTTAATTGATTTAACCCGTCCCCAGCTTCAGCAGGCTATGGGGTGGTTAGATGAGCGGCAGGGCAGAACGACACCGACTTCATTAACGCCAAAAGTGGAAACGTGGCAGGACGTATTAAACATCATAAAAGCGAAGCCCCGTTTTTTTGGTGCAGTGTTTATCGCGGGGATTGTGCTAGGCGGGTGGCTGGCGCATTGAGATCAATTTATCTAAGAATATAAATTCAACTATATTAGCGAGCTAATCATGACTGATGAAAATACCTCTGAAAATGATAAGTCCTCTGGAAATAATAAAGTTGCGGAAACTATTAATGCAGTAACTGGGCTTACTCAGTCGATACCCGTTTATCAGGATTTGATACAGCCAGCAGCACAGGAGCTAGGTAAAGGCCTTGCCGTTATTGCTAAATCAGTCAATGTTGCCCTTGCGCCGCTAAGTGTCATGGTCTGGAGCTATGAAAAGATTCGGGAGCAGTTCATACCTAAAGTGGCTGAGAAATTAAAAGATACCAAGCCGGAAGATATTATCACACCTAAACCTAATGTGGCCGTGCCAGCTATTGAAGCATTGCGGTATACGGCAGATGATGAATCCTTGAGTGATCTGTTTGCTGGATTGCTAGCTTCTGCTATGGATAAAAATAAGGCAGATAATGTTCATCCATCTTTTGTTGAAATTATAAAACAGCTAACCGGTCTTGAAGCTAAATTTTTAATTTATTTAAGAGGGATGGAAAATATCTCTCTGGTAGATGTTTATCTTACAAATAATGAAAAAAAATCCCGTAGATTGTTTGCGAGTAATTTTTCTTATTTTCACAAAGAAATGTTATGTGAGGATATGGAAATTAGCCTTCACATAGATAATCTAGATCGACTTAAGTTGATCGAAATTCGTGATATTGCCACAAAAGAAGACGGTAAATATAAAGAGATAATTGAAGATTTTAAAATTAACTATGAAGATAGGATTAATGAAGACTACATTCATGATGGTTTGTTGTTTATGAGGAAAAATATAAAATTTACAATGTATGGTGCTCAGTTTTTAAAATCCTGTGCCAATGTTCATTGAAATAGATTTTCCATTTTATTTCATGATGATTGTGAGTCTTTCCCGTGCTTTCTTAGTAGAACGATAAAGCCGTTACCACTTTTGACCTCATCAGTGGTGCTAAACCGATCCATCGTCAAAAGTGTGTTACGTCCGCATAATTGACTAATAGCAACAAATAAAAAAAGACTAAAGCGAGAAATACGCTGCTTTAGTGAAGGAGAACCGATAAAAATGAGCCTCATAAATGTCCTCAGGCTTTATCTTGATGATGATTGTAAAGATGATGTGATATCCCAACTTAAAAGTCACGATATAAATGTTAACTATACAGTGAATTACTCCGTTTCTGACTCAGGATCTCTTGTTGCAACTTTTCGTACTGCAACGGAAGCAGCAAAGAAAATCCTTGCTGTTTTAAAAAACTTATCGAAAAAAAGAGAGATCATATTTGTTGTGACTTTAGAAAATAACAAATCTATCAATCTGAATCTAAAGGATATTCCACACAATGAAGTTTTGGAAATTATTGATAAGGCAGAAGCAATAATTTCTCAGAAAAATGAAGAGAGTTAAATGCATGGCTGTAAGCAAACTCCCTTCCGGCAAATGGCTTTGCCAGTGTTTCCCATATGGCCGTGATGGTAAACGCATCCGCAAACAGTTTTCCACCCGTGGTGAGGCGCTTTCTTATGAGCGCCGCCTTATGGCCGATAAAAAAGGCATTGATACCACAACCAGTAATATCACCCTGAAAGATTTGGTTCAGCGCTGGTATGACATGCACGGCAAAACGCTATCGTCCGGTGATTCCCGATACACGAAGTTACTCGCTATCTGTGAACGCCTGGGCGATCCGTTTGCTATCGATGTTGATAAAAATATGTTTGCTGTGTATCGCGAACGACGCCTGAAAGGCGAGTGGAACCCAAAGGGTAAAGCCGTTCTGAAAGAAGCGACGGTCAACCGTGAATACTCTTACCTGCGCGCGGTTTTTTCCGAGCTGAAAAGGATGGGGGAGTGGGATAAAGAAAACCCATTGGACGGCATACGCCAGTTCAAAGAGGGTGATCAGGAACTGGCATTTCTCTATCCAGACGAAATAAAGCGCCTGCTGGCCACGTGTGACGAATCAGATAATAAGGATTTGGGTATCATTGTTCGACTGTGCCTGGCAACCGGAGCACGGTGGGGCGAGGCACAAGATTTAAGGCAATCTCAAATCCTGCCAAACCGCGTTACTTTCACCAGAACGAAAGGCAACAAAAACAGAACGGTGCCAATTTCTGAGAAGATGCGCAGCCTTTTACCTAAGAAACGCGGTGCGCTTTTCTCCCCAGCTTATGAGTCTTTCAAGTACGCTATTAAGCGGGCTGGCATTGAACTACCGAGTGGGCAGCTTACCCACGTTTTACGTCACTCATTCGCATCACACTTCATGATGAACGGCGGAAATATTCTTGTACTGCAACAGATTTTAGGCCACAGCACGATCACCATGACAATGCGTTACGCCCACTTTGCGCCAGATCATCTCGATGCTGCCTTAACCCTGAATCCATTTGATAATCTTCAATATTCATAG